AAAGAGATTATAATAGAACATGCATAAGTTTACAAAAGTCTATTTGGACATGGATGGAGTCATTTGTGATTTCGAAAAGAAGTTCAAAGAGATGTTCAACGTATCACCATCATCAGCTGAAAGTCGCCATAGATTTGGTGACTTGTTTCATAAATTCTATAATGCAGGTGCATTTGCAGAATTGGATAAAATGCCTGATGCAGATGAGCTACTTAACTATTTGAAAACGATTGAAGTGCCTATTGAGATACTATCATCTACAGCAAGGCCTTCAAGCAATGTCACCATATCACGCCAGAAACAAATATGGCTTGATAAAAATGGCATCACATATCCTGCAATCTTTGTGCCTGGTGCTTCATTGAAGGCACAATATGCAGACGAGAATTCCATACTCATTGATGATACTGAAGGTGTTATTGATGCGTGGAATAAGGCTGGTGGTACTGGTATACTTCACAAAGATGCCTTGACAACCATCAGTATTTTGAGTACACTCCTGAGTGTATAAATATGTTTATATTATGTACAATGTGGACAATCCGTAAAATAATCCGTAATACTCCGTTTATAAAGGAAACAAATCATGGTAGATTTCGCAAATCTAAAGAGAGACTCAAACAAGAATCTCGACAAACTAAAAGCCAAAGTTGAGCAACTCAACTCGTCAGAAGGCTCAGATAAATCCAACAATTTTTGGCGACCAGAAGTAGACAAAGCTGGTAACGGCATGGCTACTATCCGTTTTCTGCCTACATCAGCAGCCGATGGTGATGACTCATTGCCATGGGTTAAAATCTTTGAACACGGCTTTCAAGGTCCTGGTGGTTGGTTAATCGATAAGTGTTTGACTACTAAGAGTCAGCAATGTCCAGTATGTGAACACAACAACAAATTGTGGAACTCTGGTATCGAAGCCAACAAAGATGTTGTGCGTAAACAAAAACGTAAGTTGAGTTATATCGCCAATGTTTATATCGTATCTGATCCTAAGCATCCAGAGAATGAAGGGCAAGTTAAATTGTTCAAGTTCGGTGCCAAGATTTTCGAGAAGATTACAGGCGTAATGAATCCTACATTTGAAGATGAGGCTGCATTCAATCCATTTGATTTGTGGACTGGTGCTAACTTCAAATTGAAGATTACTAAAGTTGCTGGTTATCAGAACTATGATAAGTCCGAATTTGCAACACCTGCACCATTGCTTAACGATGATGCTAAGTTGGAAGAAATTTGGAAGTCAGAGTTTGGTTTAAAAGACCTGACTGCTGATAAAGAGTTCAAGTCATATGATGATTTGAAATCACGCCTAGAGAAAGTTCTAGGACTTAATGGTGATGTACCTGTGCCTAAAACCACAGTAGAGACATTGAAGGCTATGCCACGTAAATCAGAACCTGAACCAGAACTTGTTACTGAAGAAGATGATGATTTGGCTTACTTTGCAAAGTTAGCTGAAGAATAAAACATTTTCACTTTTCCCGAAGTGTTTTTCCCCGCCTAGTGCGGGGTTTTTTATACGTACCGATAATTAGATTTCTGTAATCTCATCCAAGTTGATTCATCATTACGCACAGGCACAGCATCTGTGGTTATCCGTTCTGTTGAAGAACCACCACCCACTTTAATATTTTTAGAATTATCAATGATTGTATTTTTTGGTGCTACATTTTGTTCCAACTTCATATTATTATTTTCATTAATAACATTTTGAACACGTTGGCTTAAAGAATTTGGTTGTGGTGGTGTTGGTGCAGCCATGTTTAGTCTAGGGTCATTTACCATTGTAGGACGTTGACCTTTGTTAGATAAGTCTACACCTGTTCTTGCTTGTGTCTCAGATGTTACATTTGGAGTAGGTGCTATAGATGCCGTTTTTGGTTTGATACCCTTCATGCCACCAATAGCTGCACCACCTTCCGTTTCTGTAAAAGTATTGCCTTTTGGTTGTTCTTCAACAGGTGTTGCAGTTGGTTCTTCTTTACTTTCTCCACCAACTAATCCAAAGTCTCTGGCCGCCAAATAGGCATCAATGCCTAGACTAGCAGCAGTACCAACAACAGGAACTGATCCTACAACTCCAGATGCAACTTCCAACGCAGCACCAGTAAGATCACCACCAATTGCACGTTGAGCACCGAAGGCCAAACCTGCGAGTGCACCTAAAAAAGGTATCTTTTTAAGTAATGTTTTGCCTGCAGTTTTTTCTGCAATTTTTTCAGTTTCTTTTAAAGCGGTTTCACTGATTGCTTTTTCACCAGTCTTTTCAACAGTTTCTGCTAATGTTTTTTCGGCAGTTTCTACACCAATCTTCTCAACTGTTTTCTCTTCTGTTTTGGCAATAGCTTTTTCCACCTTTTCTGCTAGTGAAGTCAGTCCTACCTTTCTTGCTAAACTAGCAAAATTTTTACCTATAAATTCTAATGCTTCTTTGGCAGACCTTATGATTGGCTCAAAAAAGTCTTTTAGTTTTTTGAAAGCATCAAATATTAGTGTCTTCAAAGCTTTTATTGGACCTTCAATAAATCTTTTGAACACGTTAACAGCAGTTTTAACAATATTTGTAAAACCTTTAAGTATGCCTTTGAAAATATTTTTAATTGTTTTGACAAGAAATTCAAATGCAGACTTTAATGCATTTTTTAAATAATCCAAAAAATTAAAACTTTTTTCTTTTTTGGCCGATGGTTTGGTTGGGCCTTTTTGCTTTCTACCTAAAATGGCATCAATTAATTCTTCATGCCAACGTTGTTCTTGTTCTTCTTTTTCTTTCTTGAAATCCCTCTCTAATTCCATACGAGTAATATCATCATCATGATATTGCTTCATTAAGTTATATAATTTTCCCAATACACTAGCAACACCGTCACCTTTTTGTAACCTTGGCCTTTGTCCTTCTGCAACTTTGGTGTGTACAGCAGTGCTAATATTTTTTAATTCTTTCTTCACATCGATGTTTGTATCACCATCTTTTTTTGTAGGCACTTTAGTCGCAGATGAATAGAGTTTTGCTGTATTACCTCTTTTGCGTTTTGTGTCTGTGAAATATTCTATATCTTCTTGTTTTCTGCCTGTCGCACGGCCAAGTATAGCAGCACCTAAACCACCGGTTAATTTCTTTGCAATGTTTAAAGGATCAAATGCTTCTTTGATACCTGTGGCTTTTGCTCTTGCCTTTTCCGAAAGGCCTTGTTTGATGGAAGAACCAACACCTTGACCTTCAACAATTTTTTTGGTGATTAAATCTGTTAGCTTTGTATTTCTAACTTTTGCGGCTTTAACATAATCGGAGATTTTTCTTTCTTCTGGTTCATCATCTCCATCTTCCTCTGGTATTTCTTTTGCTTGCTTACCGACAGGCATGGCGGAAGATGCTATCGTTTTAGTTTTATTGCTAGTAGATGTGGTTTTATTTTGTTTATTTTTAGTCTTACTAGTAACAGGTGTAGCTTCAGCTTGAGACATTTTGGCTTCATCAGCTGTAGCTTTAGCTTCTGCTAATACTTCTTTAATTTCAGTTTGAATAGTTTTAATTTCATTAGTAACAACTTTAGCATCGTCAACAACAGCTTTAGCTTCATTTTTAACTGTTTCAATATCATCGGTAACAGATGAGAGTTCACTAGGAACTTCTTTGACAATAGTTTCTATACGTGTTGTTTCTTTAATTACACTAGTAACTGGTGCCTGTTCAGGTGTTTTTTCCAATTCAGGAACTGCCCTCACATTGTTACCAACAGGACTTACGGATGCAGTTTCTTGTTTTGCAGTTTCTTTAGGTAAATCTGGTTTACCCAACATGTCTGCTTCTTTTCTACTAGCAGCTTTACCATAACCACCTTTTCTACCCAATACAAACCAATAGCCTTTACCACCAAAGGCCTTTGGATCCCATACAAATATTTCTTCTTGTAGTTTTTTAGTTATTACTTTCATATTAGTGCCATGTAAATTGGAGGTATATCTTGTTGTGGTGTATTCATTATTTGTTTGTTTGTTGTTGCACCAGAAATGGAATTTACTGAGTTATTTACCATTATATTGTTTTGTGGTTTTGTTTGAGTCAAATCTTGATTCTGCACTGATGAACTAGATAATCGATCACCAGTTTTTGGTGGTGTATTTTGTGATGACATTTTAGAATCAGACCTGAATATTTCTGCTTCTCTAGCTCTTCTAGCGACTAAAGTTGGATTAACTATACCTTTTGCTGTTCTGATCCCTTTGTCTCTAATGATATCTGCAGCCGCATCTGTATTGCCTTGTTTTATTGCTTCACCCAATCCAGCATTAACTAAACTTTGTGTACTTCCTGTGTTGTATGCATAAGAAGTCAATGCAGTTTTTTGTTTATCATTTAATTTATTCCACAAATCACCTAATGGTTTTTTAGCACGTTCTTCATATTTTGGTAAATCTACAGCTAATAATTTTTTGGCCTGTTCTTTTGATATAACAGTATCTTTACCTCTATCACCTTTTATTGGTACTTGTTCGTCACCAGCTTGAATATAACCTTGATTGTATTCTGCGTTTTGGATTTGATGGCCGTAACCAATTGAGACCAAAGTTCTTTGATTTGGTGGATCCCAATATCCTTTTGATGCAAAACCTTCTTCTTTAGCAATAACATCTGCTGTTGCACCAACAGCTACCGCAGCACCTCCAACTTTAGCTGCTGTTGCTGCAGGTTTTGATGTTAAAAAATTTCTTACTCGATCAAGAACTGACGGACTAACTTCTGGTGTTGTTGTTTTAGGTGGAGCAACTGTCGGTGCTTCTGGTCTAGGAGTTGCTGTCTTTGGTGGTGTAATTGTTGGCGCTTCAGGACTAGGCGTAGTTGTTTTTGGTGGTGCAACCGATTCAACAGGTTTGGCTGTTGTTGGTGGTTTAATAGTTTCTACTGATTTTTTTGGAGTTAAGTCTGGTACATCAGGTTTTGAAGGCTTTTCTTCTTTAGGCTTTTCTTCTATTTTTTCTGGTATTTCTTTAACTTTAGACTCTTTTATAGCTTCTATTAATTCATTATGCCTTTTTTCATCTTTCTCATGTTTTGTTTTCTCAAAAGATTTATCTAGCTCGTAGTTTTTGATCTTTTCTTCATTGGCTTTTTTCATGAACGAAAACAACTTGAGTGCAACATCAGAAAGATTGTCACTTTTCTTTAGTCTGGTTGCTCTTGTTACTGTTGTATAAAAAGATGTACTGATCTTATTTGGATTTTTTCTTCTTGCTTTGTCACCTAAAAAGTAGGCCATATCTTCAGAGCTTCGGCCAGTTAATTTACCAATGGTTGCACCACCTAGATTGCCTGTAAGTGACTTAGCAATATTGATGGGGTCAAATTTTTCTTTGATACCAGTGACTTTAGCCTTAAAGGTATCAGATATACCCTTTTTAAAAGAACCGCCAACGCTATTACCGCCAACTATATTGTCGGTGATGTTACCAAGAGTGCCACGTTTTCTTAACTTACCGGCTTCTTCGTATGATTCATATCGGCTGGGTTGTTCTGTCATTTACTTTTTTGCTTCTGCTTAATCTTTTCGTTTTCTTGTTCGATATATTGTATAAGCATAGCAACGTATATGTCCCTCTCCCAAGGGATCATATTTTCAAGTTCAAAGAGACTGTATTTGTGATGCTGCATGAGAGAAAAATTAGTCGTATAATAGTTTCTCAAATTATCATGCCGCATCACTAGCCGAAAAAACTATCGAGGCCCTCCACTTCAATAGTATGTTCAAACTTACACTTCTTGCAAGTCATCTGAATTCTCTTGTTTAATTTTGGCAGGTTGCTAAAAAATTCTTCAATTTTAGCAAATTGGTCTGTATTCAAAGACTCTACAAATTCAATGAGTTCGCCAGGATTTGTTTCATTTGCGTAATAGTATTGTTCACCATCAAAGATGAATTCAATACTTTCAACAATCATATCAAATGCCATGTCTGTTGGATCTTCAAATTTTGTAGCACGCTCAAGAATAGAAAATTCTGGATACTTCATACCAACACTAATCGTATTTGTTATTTTGATTAGGCTGTCCGGTACATTTGTCATGTCAACCTTGACATCTAACAGATTGATCTTTGAATCCATCAAATTACCGCAACGTTGGTCATTTACTAAGTTCTCACAACGATATTTGTTTTCTACGACTTCACCCACAGACCTTGCACGTAGGTTCAAAAAGTAAAATTCAATATCAATGATTGGTAGTTTGTCAATATCAATATCTTCTGTTAAGGTACAATTGTGTAGAACTTGTTTGATGTTCTTTTCAATTGTATCTTTATCATCGGCCTCCATGGCCATCATCAGGTTGCGTTGTTCTTTGACCAAAAATGGTCTAAAGCGAATGTGCTTTTTAGATAAAGGTAAATCCAATTCATAAATTGGCACATCAATTTTAGGTAAAGCCATTATAATATCTCCATTAAAATTACATCAGTCTTGCGTAGGAACTATTTGTCCATTAGTAAAATATGCCTGAGCTGCAGGCCTATCATATATTGATTGAAAAAATAAAACACTTTCATTTGATGATTTTGGTAGTTTTTGTGCTATCAAATTAGCGCCTGCATTTTCCCAATAATCATATGCAAATACAACAGTCAATTTATGTAGGTTATCATTTGACCAATCTAAATCCATTTGATTGACCGCAATTGGAAAGGCATTGAATAAATTTACACTATAAACTGGATTTATATCGTCTGTTAAGTTGTATTGGTTGATAGTGATTGTTGACGTAAAATTTTGTTTATAATCAAAATCAAATGTTGTAGTTGGGTTGATGTATTGCATCCAAACATCAAAAAATGTTCGTTCCGTCATATCACCAGATACAACAAATGTTGTTGTCAAGTCATTGTATGTTGAATGCACTGGAAATTTAGAAGTTGGATTAGAACCAAATTTTTGTTCAACAGTTCCAAAAGTTCTACCTGGCAATTCTGTAGATTCACAACGTAACCTAATATTATCCAAAACATTACGATAGTCTTGCAACAAAGTAGGAACGGTGATATAAACATCAAACCTATTAGGTCTTGCAACGTCTGATGTAAATGAATAGATAAAGTCTGCTAATGCCATTATTCTTCGTCTTTGTTAAAATTGGCCATGTGTTCTTTCCAATGTTGTACAGAATCTTTCCATACAGTTTGCACTCTTGCACCTTTAAATTGCTGTAGGGGCAACATTGTTGCTATATCCCATTCATTTGGTTGAATCATCAACAATCTAGACCTCATGTGATTATACAGATAGCGCTTTAGACAAGGCTTAAACTCTGCAAAACGTCTAGAAGCCATCAAAATATCATAAGATATTCTCATTCTTTTAATGTCGTGTTCATCTGTCAAAGAAGCATACCGCATCAATTTTTTCATAAATGCTATTCTGTACTTGACAGGCAGGTAATGTAAATTTAAGCCTAAAAATCCATCCGGATACTTCTCTAAAACCAAAACCATTGGAAATCTATCCCAATAAGGCAAATCTTCTTTGGTTTTGGGATCATAATAAAAGCAATACATCATGCCATACCTAAGACGGCCAGTTTGCATTTGCCTGCTAACTTCTCGGCTAATGCCTTGGGAGACCGCAGCAGGCTTTCTTATTTCTGCAATTTTGTCATTTAACCATGCAATGGAATCTTTGGACATAGTTTTATGTCCAAGTTCTTTCTTTTCTTCTGCAAGTGTGGTAAGTTTTGATGTCATATTCTATTTAGTTAGAGGCCCAACTCTTTTTCCGTCAATACTTTAAACTGCCAACCTTTATCCAAACAATATTCCTTAGCCGCTTTCCACTTGGCTTGATTGATACTGTATGTTACGACCTCAGTTATGTATTGTTTCGTCACACGGCTTCGTTTGGCTGGTTCCACAGACTGTTTTTGAGGTTTGACCTCAATCATCATGGTACTCACTTTACCCTCTTTGTTCTTTACTTTAACAATAAAATCTGGAAAATACCTGTGGCGTTGGCCATCGGCGGGTGATATATAAGGGATTGCTAGTTCTTCTGATGCCCATGATAAGACATTAGGTTCTTTGTCAAGCCAGTGCATCACCCTCGCCTCCCATGACGAGCGATATCTAATTTTGTTATAGTCACCCACGTACTTTTGTGGATTTTTTGGTATGAATCTTCCGGAATATGCCATAAATAGTATGTATAATCTTTTTTTTAAAAAATAAATGTCAATAGATTTAATTTCAGTATCTCGTGGCCAAGCTTCTACTAGCGAGGATTCCAGTATAACTGGTCCTTTAGCTAGTTTGGAAGGACAAAAGAATTTCTCCGTTTTGGTTTATCCTCAAGATTTAGGTTCATCAACTAAAAACCATTATGTTAAATTCTCAATCAAACAAATTATTCCTTCAAATCCTACACAAAGCACCTCTGATGCTGAAAGTACATTAAAAGACATTGGAAGAAAAATCATAACATCCAACTATACACCAAATCTGACAGATGCAGTTGGTGTCATATGTTTGTATATGCCAGATACGTTGTCAGCTTCATATAGTGCATCATACGATGAATTGTCTTTGACCAATGATTTGGGTAAAGGATTAACTAGTATACAGGCTATTTCTTCAGTAGTGAGAGATTTAACGGGTGATAAACAAACAGGACAATTAAGTTCTGTTGATCCTTCTGTTATATATGGCGCCGCATCAGTTGTAAATAAAGGTTTGTCTGGTTTAGGCTTAGGTGGTGAAGGATTAGTTGATGTTGCACTACAAACTCAAGGTTATGCTGTTAATCCACAATTACAACTCATTTATCGTGGCCTTGGTTTTAGAAAATTTCAATTAAATTTTATATTTACACCAGCATCAAAACAAGAATCTATAGATGTAAATAGAATCATTGCAACATTTAAGTACCATTTTGCTCCAGATTTAATTGTACCTTCTGGTGCAGTTAGTGGTTTATTTTTTGTACCGCCTTCTTATTTTAACATTGAGTTCATGTTCAATGATAATGAAAATAAATTTTTACCAAGATATGGCGATTGTGTCTTAACGGACATTGATGTAAACTATGCACCTAGCGGCTTTGCAGCACACGTTGACGGTGCACCAGTACAAACACAACTTACATTATCATTCCAAGAAATTGAGGTTGTTACTAAAGCAAAACTTGCTGCTGGTTATGGTGCAGATGTAGGTTCATTCACAAGTTCAGACGTAAACGGTGTTGCGGAATTAAGATAATGCTTTATTTCAAACAATTTCCTATCATTAAGACGACAGATTATAATGGTAATACTGTCAATGTTACAAACATTTTGGAGAGGGTGGAATTTATTCCCACTTTACTGAATAATACGTTGATATTTTATGCCTATGATATTAAAGATGGTGATACACCAGACATTATTGCACAGAAATATTATAGTGACAGCTATCGTTATTGGATAACACTTTATGGTAGCCAAATTATAGATCCAATTGGTGATTGGCCAATGAATTCTGGTTTATTCAATGATTACTTGATTGATAAATATGCAGGCATCACAGCAAATTCTTTGAACATTGCTGTCGCAAATGTCACCTCTTCTCAAGTTTTAGCATATACACAAAATACAATATATCAGTATGTTGAAACTATAACAACAACAGATTTAACATCTTCAGAGTCAAATACAACTATTTACTTCATAGATCAAAACGCATATATAAATCTACAACAAGGAACAAAGCAAGTTACATTGCCTGATGGTTCTGGTGTGGTTATAACAACCACGGCATATCCACAATACATTTACGATTATGAGATTGAAACAAATGAAGCAAAACGAAATATCAACCTTGTAAATTCAAGTTATACTGGTTCATTAGAGAAACAACTTAATTCGTTATTGAAATAAAATGGCAGGAATTCTTAATACAAGAGACTACAACCTAGATAGTTTAATTTTATTGACATCGGTTGGTGCTGTCGAATTGAGATATATCATGAATGAAATTTCATATCATGAAGATTTGTTTGGTGGTGTTGTTTCTGGTTATGTGATGGTTACAGAATCTAGTGCTTATGCTGAACTTTTAGCTTTAAACGGAAATGAATTTTTAATTTTGACGTTTAGTAAATACAATGGTGCTGATGTTCAAATTAAAAAAGTGTTTAGAGCCTATAAAATGGACAAAAGAAAACTTGTGGCTAACATGGCAACAGAAGCTTATTGTATACAATTTTGCTCAGAAGAACTTCTATTGTCCGAACAATATAAGATTAGTAAATCATATCCAAACCAAACAATAGATACAATCATCACAGATATATGTACAAGTAGTTATCCATCTACTCCTGGTTTAGGAATAAATCCAGATAAGTTACAAATTGATCCAACATATGGTGTTTACAATTTCATCATACCAAATTTGAAGCCTTTAGACGCCATCAATTGGTTATCAACTTACGCTAGGCCTGCCGATGGAAATGGTGGTTTCTATCCAGGCGCTGACATGGTTTTCTATGAAGACAGAGACGGTTTCAAATTTCGATCTTTGCAAGCTTTAATGGATAGTGAAGATGTGTACAATACCTATAGTTATGATCCAAAAAATACAAATGAAAGAAATTTACAAGAAGAAGTATACAATGTAACAACATATGAAATTTTAAATTCATATGATACGCTTGGTGCAATCAATTCTGGTATGTTTGCAAATCAATTGTTATCTGTTGATATATTGACCAGAAGGCGTATATCAACAAATTTTGACTACTTGAGTTACTATAAAGATCCAAGTTCAGGTAGCTTAAATGATTATCCAGTGATAAACAACTATAAAAATCGTTCAGGACAACAGTTGAATGAAGCTAGTCAATCTGTTCTTAAACTAATTTTTTGCAACTTTGATGATGCCAACAATGCAGTTGTACAAGCTAATCCTGGTTCAGTCGCACCAAACATTTATGCAGAGACCTACATACCATACAGAACTGCACAATTGGCATTGGCTAATTATACACGGCTAAAGATTTCTATTCCTGGTGATCCAGAAGTAACTGTTGGTGATATCATAGAATTTGAATTGATTTCTAAAGACCCAGCAGTATCTGGAAAACAATTGGATTTATTTTATTCTGGTTATTATTTGGTTACAGCAGTAAGACACATGATTACACAAAATGATTTTAAAACAGTTTTAGAAGTGGCTAAAGAAAGTGTACCAAATCAATATCCAGATATATCAAATGATACAACAACATGGTCTAACGTAGTGAGCACATAATGAAAGCAATTAATAATTTTGCAGGCCTAAATGGCTTTGTTTGGTGGGTTGGTGAAGTAGAGAACAGAATTGATCCAATTGGCCTAGGCCGATGTCAAGTTCGTATTTTTGGCTGGCATACTGATGATACAAGCTCAATTCCTACCACAGATTTACCATGGGCTCACCCAATGTGGTCAATAAATACGGGAAAACAATTTCAACCACTAGAAATTGGCGATTGGGTTTTAGGGTTTTTTATGGATGGAGAAAGTGGTCAATTTCCAATAATGCTTGGTTATTTACCTGGATTTGCTGTGTCGGATAGTACATCTTATGCAAACGAGAGTGCATCTACAACAGATGCTGACGTTCCTGTAATTCCAGATAACACAACTACAGTATAATTTTGTATAGGAGAACAAATGACAACTACAGCAACTGCAACAGGCATTGTTAATAATGCACTTAATAATGCCACAAACACTTTAACAAATACACTAACTAATGCATACAGTAATGCATCAAATAATTTAAATGCAATAACATCAACATCTTTTACAAACTTAGCAAAGACACAAGTTTTAGAAGGTGGAATAGTTGTTGAAGTAAGAGGACCAAAATTGCCAAAAGGTGGTTACTACTACACGGCAGGTTCTCAAACAACACCTGGACTTGCAAGAGGATCATTGGCCAATTCTTCATTGTTAAATAACAACAATGATTTATCACACGTTTGTGATTTTAAATTTGATGTTTCTCTTGGTATCAGTTTAACAGGCATTTCAAATCCTTTAGCACAAATTACTGGTGCTTTGAAAGCGGGTAAAAATGCTGGTGCCAATGCTGTAAGAGTTGCTGTTACCCAATTGCAACAAGGTTTTAGAGAGCTTTTACTTGGTGCTTTAGAACTTTTAAATTTAAGTGATCCAACAGGACAAATTGCACTATCTGTATCGGTTGGAAAAAAACTTGCAAGCCAAATTCAGGATCTTGCAAAAGAAGCTGCACAAATTGCTTACGATATTGGTGTGGTTCAAGGATTAGTTTCTAGTTTAAATCAGATCGTCACATGGATCAATAGCCTTCCAAATCAAATCAAAGCGTTATTACAACAATGCTTGACGAATTTTAAAACTTCATTGGATCATACTAGCAATTCAATCAAAAGTGCAGCAAACGTTAAACAAACTGTTCAAAATGCATATAATTCTTCAAACTCAGCTTTGACCAACAATCTTAAAAGTAATCCAGATACAAATACTTTGCCTTTCAATGTGACAAATTCTATTGCAAATTATGTAAATGGTACCGCAACAGCTGCAGATGCAACTGTAATTAGTGAACATGCTCAATCTGTAATTGAATTGTCACCCTCGGCAGCTCAGACAATGGCCGGCGCACAGCAACCTTAATAGGAAAATTAATAATGACAACAACGGCAGCAAAACCAGATAATTTTTATGCATGGACTGAACCTGAATCTGCGGCCAATTCCAACTATCATCCTGTATTTCCTTACAACAATGCCACACAAACACCAAGTGGACATTCGCTTGAATTGGATGACACCCCTACAAGAGAGCGTGTAAGACTACAACACCGTTCAGGCACGTTTATTGAAATGCATCCTAATGGTGATGAAGTACACAAGGTATATGGTGATGGTTATGAAATCACTATACACGATAAAAATTTGTTGGTACAGGGAGTTATGAACATTGAAGTCCAAGGTGATTGTCAAATTCATGTCAAAGGTGATTTGATAGAACAAGTTGAAGGAAATGTAGAGCAACACATCAAAGGAAACTTTTCACAAATCGTTGAAGGTGCTGTTAGTATAATCTCACAAGGCGATACGACTATTAGTGCAGGAGGAGCTGCAAC